CGATGCTTCACGTGGACTACAATGAGTTCAGTGATGGTTTCCCGCATGACGAGGAAATATGGGATAGAGAGATCTATCTCAAGACCACCGCACGAGGTGCGGTGATCCTCACGTTTAAAACGTGAGACTTGTTACATTAGACCTGTAATAGGTATATAACGATTCGGGGCTTTGCCCGTTTACCTACAATAGGAAGGGCAGGGCCCCGCATCGAAGTGCTACAAAGTAGCACCATCATCCAGAGACTGGATGAGTACTACGGTGAATTCCGTAGTGTATGTGACTTTTTCGAAAGGCGCATCAGCCCTGAGTTTCAACTCAGGGCGCTGAGGGTCAGGGGACCCCCAGCATTCCTGTCGGAATTTCATCCGGCAGACCAACAGTCTTTACTGTTGAGGACGCTCTATTTTAGAGCGTCAGCAGCTTTCCGTGGAAAGCTGAGAAAGCGCCTTGATCAAGGACGCTTAGGCCAGGTTAGATCCTGGTTTCAGACTGCTGATGCAGCGGTCTTGCCACTTCTGATTTGCTCAGAAAGGCATACGCCCCAGCTCGAAGCTGAGGTAGATACTCTAATAAATTGGACATTAGAGAACTGTGCGCATAACTATGCACACTTTCAGTCCCAATGGAAGGCACTGAAGAAGCGAATGAGAAAGTCATTCGCGCTACATGGTGATTTAGACCACGTAGAATGTCCGGGTACAATGAACCCGTACATAAGCGTCGCTAGAGACGCTCTCCGCCGGTATCCGGTGGAGCAACCCAGTGATCTGGGTAGATTTGTGTTGCTCTGGTGTCAAACCAGAGCGACCGGAATGGCTGATCATAAAATGATTCAGCAGAGCTTTGATAAATTCATAGCTACAGTCTCAGAACCAGGGGTTCGAGTAAGACTGGATCCTGCCATACTTGGCAAGATAACCGAACCTTGTAAAAGGGTCGATGGTAAGACCGCTAAAGTTAGTGGTGGAACCACCGCGTGCTTGGAAAGCACGCGGGCTAAAGGCGGCAAAACTGCCTTTATATCTCACCTAGCTAAACATAGATCGGTGAGATGGGAGTACGATTTTCGTACCCTAGAGCCTAGGGAAGTTGAACCCAGGCCAGTCAGGTCCGCGAAGGACCTGGTACATTGGGCAATTGGAAACATATTGCACAATCCGACGTACACAAGCTGTATACGTCTACACGGAGTGTCTGAGCCATCAAAGGCCAGAACAATCTCGGTAGCACCATATTCATATCAGGTGCTTATGGGGGTTTTCGCCCACATATTTCAGCCGTCATTGACGTCACGGCAGATAAAGTCAGGCTTAAAAGCTGACAGACATCTATGGAGATTTCTCACAGATGTACTCAACCCACAAAATAAAGATTGGGGTGAACTCATAGACAACAACGTCTATGCACTTTCGACAGACTTGTCGGAAGCAACAGATTTTGGCAACAGAGACGTTGCCAGACAGATCTGGCACAGCCTAATAGAGAGGGCTGAGAACCCAGAGTTTCCTCTGGGCATGGCACTACTTGCTAAGCACAAGTATTGTGGCCAAAGGTACGCGTTTGTACCTTCTGAGTTGGGTTACCAACTCTGCATCATGCAACGCGGTTGGATGATGGGTGACATGATGACGAAAGTCATCCTCACGCTCGCACATCAATACTGTTGCGAGAAGTCTGGCCTACGTGTGTACACACTAGTAGGCGATGACGAGATCGCTTTAGATAGCGACCCGGGTAAGCTCCATGCTCACCTAGACACCTTAAGTTCCATATTCAAGGTGTCGGAACTGGATACATATGTATCACAGAATCTAGCCTTCTATTGTGAAGAAGGCTGCATCGTGCCTCAATCAGTGCACGACGTGCCTCATGTTCGCATGAGGAGAGGACAGGACTTGGATTATCTTGATTATCCGAGGATCCGTCTTCTACTACCTCAGTATAGTGAGGTAGATGCCTACTCAATGTCAAACATCGGTAGGTTCAGTCTCCTAGGTAAGGAAACTAGATGGGTTCATACAAGCAACCCACGGGCACGCCGATTCTTTGATCAGGCGTCCCTCTTGCAGCACATAATTGTGCCACAAGAATCGGATACAATAAGTCCGTACACCCCCATAGAAATTGGGGGTGATGGTGCCTGGCCAATGGATGGCAGGCACATGTTACGAGTAATTGATAATAAATCTCGTAACCCGCGTGAGACTAAATACAGGCTTCACGCGTTACTCAATAATAGATTTGGGTATAAGTTCGTTCGGTCAAATCGGACGGACAAGGTGGTGCATAAACACCACCTGTATCTTCCTAAGATAGAGAAGATGAGGGAACTACTGCCCGAGGAGGCTATTGTTGTTCCTAGGGACCAAAACCAAAAGGTCCTTATGAATTCGCTGAAGATAGATCTATTCAGTGATCCACAAGCTGTGTTCTTTGACATAGCTAAGGGCTTGTACTACAAGGCCCTACTGGAGGGTAGAACCCCTCCAGAGCCGAAATTTGCTATAGATAAGAAATTTTCGGAAGGTAGGACTGAAGACCCTACCCTGGACTATGACCTCTTTTTGAGGACATGGTCAAATCCTGGATTCAACTTCCAGAATGACTGGGGATATAAGGTTGACGTAACCAAAATACCCAGAATGAACCCAATGAACCTTGGGTTCGACTGGAGCGCACATGTTCCAGAGAAAATAGCTCTTAAAGGCTACTTCGAAGACTGGCTAAGAGATAACAGTGACTTGCTCACGGAATCCTTGCCAGACTTAATCTCCCTTATAAGGGAAGATAAACCACTACCAGACAGGGTGGTCAACAGACTCAATTTATTTATGGAGTCTGATTCCTATCTTCTGCACATACTCCCTAGGGAGTGGGCAAGTAAGACGGAAGTTGGCGTGGTAACAAGAGACCAACGCCTTTCTCTACTTATAAGAAATAAGTTAGACGCGTGGGAACCAACGGTCCCACACAGGGTCATATGTATTGATCCTGCCCTATTTATGATAGGGAGAGCCTTCGAAAAGATAAGCGAAGACTTGCCGTTCCTGGAAGACCCAGGAGCGATGCTTCACGTGGACTACAATGAGTTCAGTGATGGTTTCCCGCATGACGAGGAAATATGGGATAGAGAGATCTATCTCAAGACCACCGCACGAGGTGCGGTGATCCTCACGTTTAAAACGT